CCGAATGTGTTAGCACTCTCCTGATCACATACAGTGGTAGGGATTTTACTTGGCAGGAGATCATCAGGAGTAAGTGCGTTTACCTCATTAATATTGAGATACCTAATCAGATCTCTGTTCTTAACAATAAATTGAGTGCCCGGATTCAACGAAGCATATACATTTGCATCATATCTGCTAACATTTTCAACGTACCCTCTATCAGTCGAAATATATCCGACTTTAATGTCACAAATAGTAGCAGGTCCGAAGAGGTTGAATGACATTATTGATTATATCTTGTCTTCATATTTTGTATTTATCACGAGATCTCAAGAGCATCATCAAGACCGGACCTATCTCCCGCTTGAGATCTTTCAAGTTCTGCGTCAAGTTCTGCGCCAAGTGGATCAGATCCGCTTGGTCTAACATTTGCCTGAGCATTAGTGGGTTGCATATATGGGATGTCTTCTTTAGGTGCAGGAACATCCGTGACAGCAGGAACTGCTTTCTCAACTGATGTATCACTAGGTAGTTTGGCGTCTGGTTGAGCTGCGCCACCACCTTGAATGGTGTAATAATCATTTACGGCAGCATTAGGTGCTAATTCGCAACCAAATAAATTCATAGTAAGATTTTCAAATCCAAACGCTGCTGTAAGACTACCAGAGATATTTGGAATCTTATTCATCATTCCATCAAGTGCTCCACTAACATCAGCAAGTTGTTTCTGAGTATCATCTAAAAAGTTATCAAGGTTTTGAATAAGTGAATTATTTGCTTCGTCAATTTCTGGTTGAGCAGAGGAAAATACTTGTGCTGTGATGTCCTCTGCATAACAAGGTGGAACTTTAGGTGCTAATCTTCTGTATGCATCATTATCACCATTTGAATTGGCAGCAGCTGCCTTTGATTTTTCTTCGAGTCCAGAAAGATTAAGTGCCTTATCAAGAACACCTGCAATTAAACCCTCAAGACCTTGAGTAAGTTTATTATAAAGACAAAGAATTAACTCGGTCATTATCTTTTTCATATCTGCAAACTGATATCGCAGACTAGATGGTAAAGCAGCGACCACGGTTGTGAGTGCCTCATTCATTTTCTTCATCACAAATTCCATGACCTTATCCATCATGGGTTTGATATATTTTGCGATCTCGCGTGCAGCATTTCTCATAATCAACTGAATATCATCAATCGTATTCGAGACCTTATCAATATAACTTTGGAATGTATTTACGTACTTTTCTATTTTTTTAACAAGGTTGTCAAGCACCGTCTGTAATGCTTTTGAATTTGATTGAGGGAAATTGAAAGGACTTAGCGTCACAGTCTTTTGACGGTAATGATCATTCCTCTTCGTATCAGCAGAAGAAATAACAGTAACATCATCAACACCCTCAAGCGTTGCTCCAGGTTGAACTGGTGCAATAGGAGAGTTTGCTACTTTCTTACGGTTTAGAACACCTTCAGCAAGTCTCCTTTCAATAAGTGTCACATACTCTATGCTACCCCTCTCGTATCCAAGTCTCTCTGCCTCAGCAATTGCACTTTGTCGATCAGCAGCTGCCTGTTCTGAAAGAGGTTTATTAGGATCTCGTCCAAACTCATTAAGTTGAGCACCAGGAGATGGTTCTGCTTCTTCCTGTTGCTGTGCCTCTGATTTAGGTTTAGTAACCCTGAGATCATCATCTGGTATGACTGGATTTGGACCACCATCGGCTGGTGTGTTAGGTGGAGGATTTCTACCCTCAGCAACACCACTAGTCGCAAGAGGACCAGGATTATTATTTGTGACTCTATTATCACCGATCTTTGTAGATAATGGAACCTGAACATTATGTCCAAGCACTCCCATGATGACTGGTATCTGTTGATCCTGTCCATCAAGGAAGAATCCGAATACCATCATACCTTGTCTAAGGTTTGATGTATGAGATGCAGATGTTTGTCCGCCACCACCGGTGACGGGATACATTATTTGTGCCCAGGGAAGTTGATCAGAATCAATAGACTCTTCACCTTGATCG